TGCGCAGCATCCCCGCCGGCACCCCGACGCTGTCGTCGCGGTCCAGGTCAAAGCGCCCGAGCGCGGCAATGACCAGCGGCAGATCGCTGTCCACCTCCTCGAAGATACCGATCTGCTCGACGCGCATCTTGCGCGACGCCAGCGGGAAAGGGATCACCGCCGCATTGATGAAGCAAAGATGATCGCGCGGCTGCTCCGGCGGCGACAGCCGATACACTCCTTGCGACGCATCGATGCGCCGCATCCCGCGCAGCGGCTCTCCGTCCGGCCCGAGCAATCCATAGTACGGCATCGCTCTCAGAGCTCCTCGCGGTTCACCCCGATGCTGCGATACTCAATCGGCTTGATCGAGCGCTTGAGCGCGATGCCAATCCCCTCGCGCATTCCAGGCGAGATACCGTAGTCGGTGTACACCACCACTCCATCCGCCACCGAGCCCCAGGCGAACCCGGCGCGCATCCCGAGCTCGCGCTCGGTCGGCTTGTTATCGTCGAGCGCCCCCGACCAGGCGTACAGAACATGCGAGAGCAGCGGCGCCTCGTTCATCGCCAGCGAGTGCCGCATTGCGCGCAGCGCATAAGCGCGGTGCCGATCAGTCTCAGCCGTATTCTTGCCCGAGCACGGGCTTTCGATTATCACTCGACGCATCGGAATGGCCTCCGGTTTTCGGGACAGGGTCCGGGCACCTTGGCATTCCGCTGGTACGTCGCGCAAACCAAGCCGTGCGCCGAGGCCGCCGCTTGCCGGCGCCTCAAAGATCAGGACTTCACCACCTACCTGCCGATCATGACCCTGCGCAACAAGAAGCGCAGGGGCTACCTCGTCATCGCCAACGAGCCGCTCTTTCCCGGCTACGCCTTCGTGCAACTCGACATCGAGGACGACACCGAGGAGCGCTGGAAGCGCGTCAACTCCACCAAGGCGATCCACACCCTGCTCCCCACCTGCGACGCGCCCATCGCCATCCCCAACGGCCAGGTCGAGAGCCTGCAGGACGCCGAGGCCATGGGCCAGTTCGTCTACCCGCGCGCCTTCCCGCCCGGCACCAAGCTGCGCGTCGAGGTCGGCATGTTGGCGGGGCAGGTCATCGAATGCCTCGCCACCAATGATCGCCAAGGCGTCGTGCGCGCGCTCTGGGATTGTTTCGGAGCCCGGAGAGTGATAACGGTGCCGCTCAATGGCATCCGCGCCCTGCGGTAATCTATTGATCTGTTGGCCGCTCGACAGAGAAATGGCGCTGCGGAAGCACTGCCCGACCAGCAACCCCCCACGCCTTGCTCTCGCCACCGCAAACTAATACCTAGCAGGGAACCGCAACCGGCCCTGAAAGGTGCGCGACGCATGGCTCCCAGCAACTTCCGCCGCATCAACGCGATCAGCACGTCGTCACTGGTGCGCCTGGCGTTCGAAGTGGACGACGCCAAGGCCGCGCTCAATGACCGCTACGGCCAGGCCACGCTCGCCCCCACCGAGGGCCGCATCACCATCCGCCACCGACCTCCCAGCAAGCCGGCTACGCTGGAGGAGCATCGCAGGGCCATCCTCGCCGAGCTCGAACACGCCCGCTCGGTGCTCGAAGTCACCGGCCAGATCGACAAGCCCGACGAGCCCGCCTAATCCATGCCGGTCATTCGCCCGCCCCCGCACCCGCCCGAGCACATCAGCCCGCTGCCGCGCGCGCAGATCGGCCGGCGCTACAATGCCGGCAGCGTCATCCAGTTCTCGCGCGACAACGAAGTGGCGCGCAAGGCCTGGGACATCATCGAGCTGATGTCGGGCATGCTCGCCGTGCGCCAGGCCGAGTACGGCGACACTCCCGAGGGCCGGCTGGCGTTTGCCAAGAACGAGCTCAACGTCCAGCTTGCCGACCGCACCGCCGGCCGGCTGCTCGAGTTCATGGCGTACGGCTACGCGCGGCTCAAGACCATCGAGTTCGTCGGCGACGCGCCGGTGGTCAACAACGTCAAGAATGTTGTGCAGTTTCGCTTAAACACGCATGCCCCCGCAGGAGCCGTTGCAGCAGCCGCCGGAAATGGACACGACGCCGGAACAGCCGGCGCCGGCGGAGACGCTCAACGAGACGATCTACGAGTTCAACCGCCCGTGGATGTACCAGAAACAAATGGCGGCGATCTTTGACCCGCGCCGTTTCTCGCTGATCGAAGCCTCCACCAAATCCGGCAAAACACATGGCTGCTTGTGCTGGCTGATCGAGCAGGCGCTGCTCGGCGGCGGCATCGACGACAAGGGCGTGCAGAAAAACTACTCCTGGATCGCGCCGGTTTCCCAGCAGTCGGAAATGGCGTTCACCCGCATGGTGGCCTACCTGCCGCAGGGCACCTTCATGGCGGTGCGCTCCTCGCCCAAGCGCATCATCCTGCTCAACGGCGCGGTGATCTGGTTCAAGAGCGGCGACAAGCCCAACTCGCTCTACGGCGACGACATCTACGCGGCGGTGATCGACGAGGCCTCGCGCTTCAAAGAGGAAGCCTGGCAGGCCATCCGCAGCACGCTCACTTACACCAAGGGCCCCTGCCGCATCATCGGCAACGTCAAGGGCCGGCGGAACTGGTTCTACGCGCTGGCCAGGCGCGCCGAGAGCGGCAACGAGATCGATCTCGGCTACCACCGCATGACCGCCTACGACGCGGTCACCGCCGGAGTGCTCACCGACGAGGAGATCGCCGGCGCCAAGCGGCACATGCCCGAGGCCGCCTTCCGCGAGCTCTACCTGGCCGAGCCCAGCGATGATGGCGGCAATCCATTTGGGCTCAACAACATCGCCCAATGCGTCGGCGCGATGAGCACCGAGCGCCCCATCGTCTGGGGCTGGGATTTGGGCAAGAGCGTCAACTACACGGTCGGCATCGGGCTCGACGACATGGGCATCGTCTCCCGCTTCGTGCGCATCCCGCTGCAGCAGCCCTGGTGGATCATCAAGCGCACCATCATGCGCGAGACCGATGGCGTCGATGCCTTCGTCGACAGCACCGGCGTCGGCGACCCCATCGTCGACGAGCTCCAGCACGAGGCCGGCTCCTGGTTTCAGGGCTACAAATTTACGCCGCATTCCAAGCAGCAACTCATGGAGGGGCTGCAGATGGCGATCCAGGAACGCGCCATCACGATACCCGACCGCGACGAGGGGATGCCGGTCGACCATCCTGGTCATATCCGTCACGAGCTCGAAACCTTCGAGTATCAGTATGCGCCCGGCGGCCGCGTGACCTACAGCGCACCCGAGGGCTACTACGACGATTGCGTCTGTTCGCTTGCGCTCGCCGTCGCCTGCAAGACGACGAACCGGAGCCTGAGCGTATGGGACAGGTTGTAAGACGCCCGCACGAGCTCGAAGATTATTGGGAACGACTGCTGACGTATCGCCAAGCGCATGGCGATGATGGTAGCGACAACACGCGCGGCGCCAGCGCCACTAGGCGACTGCTCGAACGCCTGCGTCGCGCGCACGGCCGCGACGGCCGACCCGACATCTACCCTGGTCTCAAACAGAGGAGTTGAGCATGGCTGCAGTACCCGTGACGTTTAACGGCGTGATCTACCCGAAAGGGAAATCCGGCAGCGACAAGCCGATCCCGGCCGTCTTCGTCGGCTACGCCTGGAAAAGCGATGTGGAGGTGGGCGGCGGCCCGATCATTCCGCCGCCACAGCCCGGCGATCCGCCGCACCCGGCGCACCCCATCGTGCTGCCGCCGGCCGAGGGCGGGCCGCACCCCGAGCATCCCATCGTGCTGCCGGAGCCGCCGATCTCTCCGCCCGAGCTCCCGCCCGACACGTCGGTGGTGAAGCCACCGCCGCCCGAGGGCGGCTGGGGATGGAGCCCAGCCTATGGCTGGGGCTACTTTCCCGGCACCGGCGGGCCAGGGCCGAAGCGCGGCTGACAAGAAGCGCAAGAGCCACAAGAAGAAGCCCAAGAGGTAACGCACCATGGCGCGCCTGCGACCGCCCGGCAGCCGGCGCGCCGACATGCCGGGCATCACGCCCGACACCATCGCCGAGCTCGAAGCGCGCGCCCAGCAGGACGCGCGCCGGGCGGCGGCGCTGGATCGCAATGCCCGTGCGCAACGCCGGCGCACGCAGGACGACCAGGCCGAGGCGCAACTGCTGCGCTTCGGAGTGAACCCGCACAGCGGGCTCACGCACGACAGCTTCCAGAACTTCGCCGCCAACATCGGGCTCGGCACCGACAACATTTCGAGCGGCGCGAACTACGGCTTCAATCCGATCAGCCGGGTGCGCACGCTGCTCGAATGGATACATCGCGGCACCTGGATCGGCGGCGTCGCCATCGATGTCGTCGCCGAGGACATGACCCGCGCCGGCGTCGACCTGCAGGCCACGCTCGATCCCGAAGATGCGCAGAAGATGCAGAGCGCGATGATCAATCGCGACGTCTGGGGCGCCATCTGCGACAGCATCAAATGGGCCCGGCTCTACGGCGGCGGGCTCGGCGTGATGATGATCGAAGGGCAAGACCCGTCGACCCCGCTGCGCGTCGAGACGGTGGGCCCGCGCCAGTTTCTCGGCATCTGGGCGGTCGACCGCTGGATGGTGCAGCCGACGCTCAATCGCGCCGGCCTGGTCAACGAGTTCGGGCCCGACTTCGGCTTGCCCGCCTTCTACGACACGATGCCCGACCAGGCGGCGATCCCGAGGATGAAAATCCATCACAGCCGCTGCCTGCGCTTCGAGGGCGTGCGGCTGCCCTACTGGCAACGGGTGATGGAAAACCTGTGGGGCATTTCCGTCATCGAGCGCATCTACGACCGCATGACCGCGTTCGACAGCGCCACCAGCGGCGCCGCGCAGTTGGTCTATCGCTCGTTCATCCGCGAGTACAAGGTCAAGAACTACCGGCAGATCGTCGCCGAGGGCGGCACCAAGCTGCGCGGGCTGCAGCGCCAGGTCGACATGATGCGCCGCATGCAGGGCATCGAGGGCGTCACCATCATCGACACCGAGGACGAATTCAACACGCACGGCTACCAGGGTTTCTCCGGCCTGGCCGACGCGCTGATGCAGTTCGGGCAACAGATTTCCGGCGCCCTGCAAATCCCGCTGGTGCGCTTGTTCGGGCAGAGCCCAGCCGGGCTCAACGCCACCGGCGAGAGCGACCTGATCACCTACTACGACGGCATCAACAGCCAGCAGGAGCGGCACCGGCGCTCATTCGACCGGCTGCTGCGCGTGGTGGCGCAATCCGAGGCCATCAAGCTGCCCGACCAGTTCAACTGGAAGTTCGCTCCGCTCTGGCAGTTGACCGACAAGGACAAATCCGAGGTGGCCGAGCGCAAGACCGGCACCATCCTCGCCGGCTACGAGCAAGGCCTGGTGAGCCAGCAGGTGGCGATGAAGGAGCTCTCGCATCAATCGCGCACCACCGGCGTCTTCACCAACATCAGCCCCGAGGACATCGAGGCCGCCGACGACGAGGTGGCGCCATCGGCCGAGGAGCTCCGCCAGGAGCAGCAAGAGCAGGCCGAGGAGATGGGCGGCATGCCAGGCGCGCCAGGCGCGGGCCCGCCAGGCGCCAAGCCGCCGGGAGCTCCCGGGCAGCCCAAGCCGCCCGGCGCCAACGGCAAGGGCAAGGAGAACCAGTTCGCCGGCAGCAAGCCGCCGCAGAAGGCCAAGCAGTTGATGCACGGCGGCAAGGGCCGCGACGCCAGCGAGCGCCTCACCAAGGCCGAGGCCGGCTACCGCTGCCCGGCCGATGGCCAGGATCGCTGCGGCGGCTGCTCGATGTTCATCCCGGCCGAGGCCAGAGCCGGCGCCTGCACCTTGGTCGAGGGCGAGATCGAGCCCATCGCCGTGTGCGAGGAGTTCGAGGCGAGGGCGCCCGACGAGGCGCCCGCCAGCGCCACAGCCGACGCCGCCAGCGCGCTCTACGACGGCTGGGCGGCCGGTATACCCCTGAAGGTCGAAAGGCGCGCCGGTGAGCTCGGCAAGCCGCTTCGCGCCTGGGCTGCGCGCCGCACGCTTACGCAAGACGGCCGCGCCTACCAGGTCGATCAGGTCGAGGTCATTCTCGGCCCCGAGCCGGACAGCGAGCACGCCTACCTGATCAGCCTGCACCGGCTCAAGGGCGGCATCTTCGAGCGCCACCAGTTGCTGCTCGGCTTCGACAGCCAGGAGGCGGCGGTCGAGGGGCTGCAAGCCCTTTACCCGGTCGAGCAGAGCAACCATTTCGCCAAGATCGTCGCCACCCGCGTCGGCACGATCAAGCACTGGCTCAAAGGGGGGCAGGAAGGATGACACCATCATGCCCGCAATCGTTATCTCGTCCGGTCACGGCAAGCACGTTCAGGGCGCTGACGAATACATCAACGAAGTGAAGGAGGCGCGCCGCGTCGTCGACCGTGTCGCCGAGCTCCTGCGTGCAGATGAGGTCGAGGTCGAGGTCTTTCACGACGACCAGAGCGACGATCAGGACGAGAACCTCAAACGCATCTGCGACACCCACAACAGCTTCGAGCGCCGGCTCGATGTCAGCGTCCACTTCAATGCCTACGCCAAAACCTCGAAGCCGATGGGCACCGAGTGCTGGTACGTGACGCAGCAAGAGATGGCCAGCGAAGTCTCGCGCGCCATCGCCGCCGCCGGCGACTTCATCGACCGGGGCGACAAGCACACCACCGGGCTCTACTTTCTCAACCACACCGAGGCGCCGGCGATCCTGATCGAGGTCTGCTTCTGCGATAGCACGTCCGACGTCGAGCACTACAAGAAACACTTTCCGGCCATCTGCAAAGCCATCGCCGACACCATCGGAGTGGTCTGACAATGAGCAGCAACCAGAGCATCGCGCAGGTTTTCAGCCAGGCTGGCGGCACCGCCAAGGGCATCACCGCGCCCGATCCGTTCATCGGCAAGGTGATCACGCTGGCCGTCAACAACGACGGCACGCTGGCGCTCACCGGCGCCAACAACAGCGGCACCGTGGTGCTCAACGCCACCGTGCAGCCGGCCGAGGCCATCGCCATGGCCGATTGGATCAATGCCATCGTCGCGCCGCTGCCGGCGCCGAGCAATCCGCTCACCTCATGACGTCGATCTCGCCCTGGCCGCTGTCCTACCTGATCGGCGGGCCCAACGCCGCCCGCATGCCGGAGGGACGCCTCTACGAGCTCAACTACGACGCCAGCCGAGGCCAGATCGGCTACGGCAACCTGCGCGATGAAAAGGGCCGCTTCCGGAACCTCGACGACGCCAACGCGCGCGGCCGCTTCGCACCCTACCTGCCCGGCGACGACATAACTCAGCAGTACGGCGAGTACTGCCCGGACCCGCGCGGCGAGGGCTTCCTGCGCAACATCGCGCTGCAGGCGGCGCGCAAGAAGCGCGCCGGCTGTTCCATCATCGAATGGGACAATCCCGACACTCCGGGGCTGACCATGGACGCGGTGCTCGCCGCGCACGACCTGGCCGCTGCGCACGGGCTGCGCACGGTGGCCAAAAACCCGCTCTTCACCAAAGACCCGGAGCGCTACCTGGCGCATCCCTCCATCGAGCTCGCCATCTGCGAACACGGCGATCATGGCTCCGACAGCATGCAGGTGCTGCGCCTGGCGGTGCGCAAACCGCTCTTAGCGGTGCGCTTCGTCGCCTTCATCGACGAGGAGCAGGACGAGGACGGCTCCGAGTGGGCTGGCAACGTCGCCGACAACATTCGCGAGAAGGGCTTCGAGAACATGGGCGTCACCATCAGCGACGATGGTGAGTACACCTCAGTCGAGGATTTGGTCTTGCCGACATGACGCAGCGATACGGCAGCATCCGCGATCCGCTCAACCTCGCCACGGTGGGGCAGCCCAACTTCGCCGTGCGCCACGACGGCAAGCGCGTCACCCTGAGCTTCGACGTCAGCGACGACTACGAGGCGATGCTGTTCGTCGACAAGTTCGAGTTCGAGATGGCGCGCAAGGAAGCGCACAACGTCACGGTCTTCTGGAACGTGCCGGCGAAGCCTTAGATGCCGATCCTCAAGCGCAAGCCCAAGCCGAAGAAAACCGGCTTCGGCTACGCCCGGCGAGCGGAGGCGCGCTACGCCCGCGCGCTCAAATCGGTGGCCAACCAGATCAGGGCGATCATCGCCGGCTTCGAGCTGCGCGAGGATGATCCGTTCACGGCGGCGTTCGAGATCGACGCCACCTTGCGCCAGTACGCCATGCTGCTGCGTCCCTGGGCGCGCGCCACCGCCGCGCGCATGTTCGCCGAGGTGGAGCGGCGCGATTGGACCGCCTGGTCGCGGCTCGCTTCCGGGATGCGGCGCGACCTGCGCGCGGAGATCAAACATGCGCCTACCGGCCAGATGCTACAGCAACATCTCGCGGCGCAGGTGGAGCTCATCACGAGCCTCCCGCTGGAGGCTGCTCAACGCGTCCATACGCTCACGCTCAAAGGCATCGAGAACGCCACGCGGGCGAAAGAAATCGCCGCCGACATCTACCAAACCGGCCAGGTGACCAAGAGCCGGGCGATGCTGATCGCCCGCACCGAGGCGGCCCGGACGGCGAGCGCACTGGTGCAGGCGCGCGCCCAGCACGTCGGCAGCGAGGGCTACATCTGGCGCACCGTGGGCGACAAGGACGTGCGCCCCGAGCACCGCAAGCTCAACGGCAAGTTCATTCGTTGGGACGACCCGCCGATTGCCTCAAGCAACGGCGCTCGCGCCCATGCCGGCCAAATCTACAACTGCCGTTGTTGGCCGGAGCCTGTCATCCCCGAGGAGGCCGAGGAGGCCGCCGCAGCATAGGAGCTCAACGCTATGACTAAGACTTTGCTTCGCGTCGCCGCGCCGCTGGCGGCCGCCATCACCGCCTTCCTGGGGCTGGCGATCCTCACCGCCCAAGGGCCGGCGCCGACCTTGGTGCCGCCGTTCAACATCGATATCGGCCAGGGGAACGCCGCGCCTGGCGCAGCCGGAGCGGGCACAGTGGCTTGCGCCGCCGGCGCCACAGGCAACTGCATCGTGCAGATCATCGGCCCAGCCGCCGGCGGAACTTTCAACAGCGCGGCGCTGGTCAACCTCGACAAGCGCGGCGTCTCCTGCACGGTCTCCGCCGTCACGCTCGGCGGCGCCACCAACTTCACCCTGGCGGTGCAAGGCTTTGATGCGGTGGCCAACGCCTGGCAGACCATCGCCATCAGCGGCAACCTCACCGCCGCCGCGACCGTGATGGTCTACCCCGGCATCACCGGCACCCCGCCCACCGGCCTCACCCTGCTCGGCGCCGTGGTTCCGCGCGTTTGGCGCACACAAACGGTCGTAAACGGTGGCACGACCTTTGCCGCCAAGGTAGGCTGCAACGTCATCCGGTAGACATAGCGGCGGGCCTGAGTTGGGCCGGAAACCGTTTCGGGGCCATTCCGATGCCGGTCTCCGGCCCGGGGCGTCGTGGTGGCGAGCGCGGCTCCTCCATGCGGGGGCAGCACATCAAACCACGACGCCCCTTTGGCTGCAGTCCGCTAACAAACACAACGACGCAAATAAACCGATGCACCTCATTCGCTTCCTGCTCGACGACTACGACCGCCCAGGCGTGAGCCAGGGCGACGCCGACACGGCTATGGCTGTTATTGGCGCTTTGTTGTTGTTGATCGCCTTCTGCGTGGCGACCAGCGTCTTCGTTGCCGGCTGGATCATCCTGATCTGGCTGTTAGGAGCCGCCGGGCATCTCTGACCTGCACTGCAGCAATCAAACAAATAAACAGCGGAGGAACTTCTACCCCATGCAGATCGAACCGGGCAAGTTTCAGGTGTTCGAGAGCGAACTGCGCCAGGCGATGATGGACGCCGCGATCCGCATGATCGAGGCCTCCTGGATCTGGCAGAAGCTGCGCCAGGGGCCCTACAGCGCCGAGCACCTCGCCGACCAGCGCACCCTCAACAAGGAGCTCGCCGAGCATCTCAAGGCCGAGCTCGCCGAGATGAAGGCTTACAAGAACGGCGACCTCGCCGGCGGGCCCGGCTGGCTCGCCGCCATCGTCGACAACCGCGTCGAGGAGCACGAGATACTCATCGAGGCGTTGCGCCGGCACAAGCGCGAGCTCGACCTGATGGCCGGCGAGAAGATCGAGCCCGAGGTTCACTTCGCGCAGGCGACCCTGGTCGGGCGCATGGGCGGTGGAATGTGAAGCGCTGGGCCGCCGTCTGCCGGCTCGGCGGCGTGGG